GGAAATGATTTAACCTGTATGTTGTGTTTTCTAGTGCGAAATAAATACTTAGTTTCATAAGTTCATGAACGTCTGATTGGTCAAACTTACATAATGAACCAAACTGTGAACCAGTACTTACTAATACACCTGCGCCTGATGCGTCTGATGCATTTGGTAGTCCGGTACCTGATAATGCTGCCCATAGTATATTTTCACAGCAGTCAAATGTTCCTTCTGCTCTGAAACTATTTGCTCCATGCTTAAATGGTCGTACATAAGTACCAAATGACCATTCTGCAGGTGGTAAAGAGTCATTGAATCTTTTTGAACCCCTGTTTGGTGTAGAACCTGCTTCTGATATAGTTACATCAGTTGAATCACTTCCTTGTGAGAAGCTATATCCATCTAATACACCAATTCTGAAAGTATTTGCATCTACTTCATTTCCTTTGAACTTTCCAGTTCCTGTTCTTCCGCCATCTGCTGTTGTTGTAGCTGCGACTGAGTCGACAGTAACTACAAGTCCTGTTGCTGAACCATTATTAGTTCCTGCATAGTTTTCTACAGCTGTTTCAGTTGCAGTTTCGTTTTCCACGAAAGCTGCTCCCCTAAAGTTATTAGGGATACCAATAGTAGCAACTGGTCCAGTTGAACTCCCACCAGTAATGCTTAAAACAATACACTTAAAGCCAGTACCGCTTCCACTAGTAGTTCCTAATGTTACGATGTCGCCTACAGCATATCCTGTTCCCGCAGTACTTACGTGGGCAGTTTTTACTCCGCCAGTAGCACCAACTCCGTTTCCAGAGCTGACAAATACTTTGGTATTTCTCGATAGATTTAAAGCCATTGCTTTCTCCTATTTTTTACTTTGAAAGTACTTCGCTAGATGTTTATCAGCGTTTGTAATTTCGTTTAATACCTACACTCTAAAATCATTTCTCCAACTCCTAAAGGTTTTAATACACCTTCATCGGTTGATAATGACTGTAAAGTTAAGGAAGTCGTTGTTAAGTTTGGACTTACTGTATCATCGTAAGTCAAAACATCATTTTCGTCAATAACTCTTTCGATGTCTTCCATCATTTGAGTTAAGACTTCTTGTGGGTCGTCTTGGTCTTCAACATAAACTCTTATGCTTAAACTCAAAAATCTCCATTTGAATTCGTTGGGTTGATACTGTCTAGTTTCGTCTCCTGCTATTACGCAGACTTTTGGGTACTCTTGGATATCATCTAAAAATGTTAATCCTGAATGAGCATTTAAAAACATGTTTGAATTGAATGGGTGATTACCGTCAATTTCATTTAGCTTGGCTACTAATGAATCACTTATTCTTTTTCTTGCTGTTCTGTATATAGATGCCATTAGTTTCTTCTACCCCCTAACCAGCGCTGTCCTGCTATTTCTAAAGCTAACTCTCTAATACTTTTTGATATTAGTGGTTTAGGATTATAACTAGTTCTCCACTTTCTAGTTCCTGTATTTTCAAATGTTTCATAAGGAGAAAGCATATAACTGTAATCTCCTGATATTCCTTGCCCTGTTTTTCTTAATTGTTTTAAATGTACACTATTTGAAAATCTACTTGTTCTATTTGTTAAAGCAGGCGCTCCCATATTTTTTCTAACTCTTGCGGGTAATCTTGCTTGTATTTTTGTTCTTAATTCTGCTAATGCTTTGAACTCGCCTGCATTTCCTGCTTCTTTTTTATCTGCTTTTCTTTTTATAGTGGCTAGTGATAACGCTTTTTTTGCAAAGTCTGCTCCTGCTTTTGCTCTACTTGCTCTTGCACTTACTTTATTTTTTGCATGCTTTGGACCTGTTCTAACTTTTTTAGTAGTAGTAGAATTACTTGTTGTTTTCTTTGGTTTGCCCCCTGCAAGTAATATTCCTAAGTCCTCTGTTACTTTATTATTAATAGTTTTTGGACCACCTTTTATATCTCCTATATCAACTTTATCTAAAAATAATTTTTGAAACCTAGTTTCTACTCCTAAGTCAAACTCTTTATTCATTTGTCTACCAAAAGCTCTTTCGTAAAAAGCTTTAAATTGATTAGCCTTTTTGTCTTCTACAGTTAAGGTCATTTCTGCTTTTCCCGATGTTATATCAAATAATTTACTTTTATGAGTATTTAATTCAGTTTGAAAATCTGTTATACTATTTAAATCATCTGCTATTGCCGCATATCTATCTGCACTTCCTTTAACTGGGTCAATGTTTTCTAATCTTCTGGAAGCTATAAACATTGTTTGGGCTCTTTTTTTAACAGCTTTTAAACTTTTCATAGTAGCAGGTTGAGGTCCTCTTCTATTTCTATCATTCTTAAACAGTCCTTTAGTCTCTAGTATTTTAGGTACTGCTAGTCTATTTGGATTTTGTGGGTCTTGTTGACTGTTTTTACTTTTATATCCCGCCATAACATCATTTTCTAACTTTTGTAGTACCTGCGCAAAAGTTCCTAATCTTATTGAAAGAATACTAAAATCATGTCCAAATTCTTTTCCCTCAAAGAAAGAAGTTTCCATTAATTTTTTTGCAACTGTTTTACAATCATCAAAAGTTCCAACTATTTGTAAAGGATTTCCCATATGGTCGCCTTCTAAATCATCTGAAAAGTCTAGAAAGAAATCTCCTAGCTGTTCTGCAAACTCTGCTCCATCTTGTACCATTTTATCTACTTGAACAACATGTTTTAGTAACTCATTTGTTTGATTTCTTATAGGTATTGTAGATTGTTTAAAGTCTTCTGCTAAAACATTCTGTAAATCTTTTATATCTGTAGCTTTTCCAGGTGCAAACCTCATCTTCATTTGATTTGGAATTTTAGCCATTTAACTATAAATTTTATACATATCAAGTATTCTTTTGATATGGTCTGGAAATCCAATATTGCCTGTTAAACTTGAAGAAACTTGATTTTCTATTGTTGCCCCTGCTATTGTTTGTCTTTCTTTTCTTTCATCTTTCATGTAGTATTTAATTAAATCAAATACCGCTAGTTTTAAATCTTCAGGTGTACTTGTATATCCTGCTTTATAAGTAACTTTTACTGATTTCATGCCTTTAGGCCAGTATCTAGTACTTGTACTATTTGTTCTTATTATGCTATCAGATTCATCGTCAACTACATATTCATATTTACCACTACTATCAGAATTTTCTGTGATTAGTGTAACATATGAGTCAGCTTGACTTGTTCTTTCTTGTACTGATACTACCTCTATTAAAGGAGACTCATCTAGTATAATGGTTTCTACTGTAAGGTCTTTTATATTTTTATATTCAACTTTATTAGTACTAGCATAATCTATAATAGTACTCCCGCAATAAGTCTTAACGAGTTGGGAAACTTGGTCAATAACTACATTTATACGAGCATCGTTTTTTATACTCTGCAAACCTGCAAAGTCCTTGTATTGCTGTAATGTAACTAAATCTGCCATAAATTTTCCTTAAAAAGTGTGGTGGAGTTGCCCCCACCACGTAATTTTGATAAAACTATTAACTAGCTTTATACTGAAGTGTATGACACGCTGTTGAACCATCGATAAGGTCGGTAAAACCTAGTCTTTGAGAAGCGACTAATACTCTTCTTTGGTTTGCTACTTCGTAGTCAGACTCGATAGTAACACCTCTTAATCTAGGCATTACAAAGTTTTTCGCATTAACAGCTAATCCAAAGAACTTGGATGTTGCTGGAGTAGCGAATTCGTCACAAACGATAACTCTTGAACCGAAGACTTCTCCGATTTCACCATTTAGCTTAGTAGCCATATTGCCAACTAAATTGACATCTTGGAACTCTGCATCTGATAATAAGTTGAAGTATTCAGTTGAATTTATGATGTAAATTACATCTCTAGGATTCATACCCCATTTACCCATTTGCTTTCTAGCATTCAATAGCATTGAAGCTGTTAAAGATTCTGATGCAAAAGCAGTAGCAGATTGAGTTTTGTTAGACCCAGCCATTGTGACTAGTCCTTCAAATGCTGCTCCAGATGTACCATAAACGCCATCTGCGTGGTTACCCACTAATAGTGCATTTTCAATACCTCTTGCATGTGATCTAACGATAGACTCTCTAATTAAAGGAAGAATCGGTAGAATTGCATCTTCTTCAGTTTCATTACCTAAGTATGATTGTGAAATAAGTTTTTTAGTTGAAAGAGTTCTTTCAGTCATGTCAACGCCAGCATACGGAGTACCATAAGTGTCGCCTCTTTCCTCTAAGTTTCCATGAGGAGAAGATCCAGAAGCTGCTTGGTTAGCTGTAAATTCAGCATACCCTGCATCTGGCATGATTGGTAGAATTTGTGTAGCTGAAGTCATTTGGATTTCTCTAAATAACGGTGCTAATACAAGCTCTAATTGAATATCTCTTTCGATATTTGTTGATACTGTTTGTTCAAAATCAGCTGATGAAACAGCAACGCCTGAATGAGCATTAACTTTTTCCATAGTATCTTGACCAAGTTTAGTACTCCAGCCTTTACCAGTAGCTAAACCCATAACCCAAGCGTCATCAATGTCGCTTTGGAAGGCTTTCTGCCAGTCGCTGTTTTGTCTATCTGAAAAATGTCTTTTTGACTCACGCATTGCGTTAATCTCATCTTTTTTATCAGCTAGGTCTTTTTGTAGTTCATTAACAACAGATTCTAAATCTCCTTGTCTTTCAGAAACGCGTTTTTCAACGTCGTTTACGAGCTGTTCAGCTCCTGATAGACCAGCAGTTACTATTGTTTTAACTTTTTCTTGCTCAGCTTCTTTTTCTACTGCTTCTGTTTCCAGTTCAGCAGCTTTTGTTTCAGCTTCGCTTACTTCTTTTGCTTTTTGTTCTGCTTGTTGCATTGCGATTTTAGCAGCAGTTGATTTTGCCACCTCTTCCGCGAACGCTTTTAAGTCTAACTCAGCATTTGGAGTAGTTTTTTCTGTAGACATATGTCTCTCCTGTTGAGTGGT